TGTATAAGTTGTAGTAGCACTTGTTGTAAAATTCTGTGCTGCAAAACTAGTATAATTTAAAGCTGGTTTGTTGCCTACGTAGCCCAAATTATCCTCCTTATGCGCTTATCGCATCTACTGTTGATACCCAGACATCCGCTGAAGAAGCCGTGTCTGAAACAACATACATACGATCGCCTGATTGAACATTCATTTTAGCGCCGCCGTCCAATAACTGGAGGGCTCCTCCACTAGGGATGGGTGCCGTTTTAACCAAATAATAATCATTTGTGGAATTTTTTATATATACATCCACATTGATTGTTGATCCTAGAATGTTAGCTACTGATATACCAATGATAGTATCATTAGTATCAAAGTCCGCACCATTAGGTATATCGACAGGTGTTGTTCCTACTGCTCTTTCAAAATATCTCTTAAAATCCTGTGCCATGTGTTCTCCTTATACTATAACGCAATCGACATTGCAATCGAAAAGCCGGCTGTAACGCCTGCTGTACCTGATGCAGCTGATGTTAATCTTCCTTGAGCATCTACCGTGATACTCGAATTTGTATATGACCCTGCTGACACTGAAGTGTTAGCAAGATTCAATGTAACGGTCCCTGAAGTTCCGCCACCACTTAATCCTGTCCCTGCTGTAACGCCTGTAATATCACCTGTAGTTGGTGCAGCCCATGAAGGAACTCCTGAAGCTAATGTTAATACTTCAGTATCACTTCCTGCTGCCAACCTTGCTGGTGTATTCGCCGCCGAAGAATAAATAACATCTCCCACTCCAGTCATGAGCATTTCCATAGTCTTGCTCGCCGGTTCCGTACAGAATACGTCTTTAACACCTGCCGTAAAGTTTACTTTAGCATCACCATTAGAGCTAGAAATAACTGTATCACGCGATAAGGTATCTGGGGTTGCATCAGTAACAGTACCTATTCCTATTTCCCATTCATCATAAGACCCTGTATGGTCTATACAATAATAGGTAGTATTGGTAGTACCTATGCCTGCTACAAAACCTTCAAACCCAGTGACAGCTCCTGATAATTGTTGGGTAACTGTACCTGCAGTTGTTGACGTCTCCTTGACGCGATCATTTAAAACGAAAGCCATAGTTCTCCTATGCTAGTCTTAGAATAGCGTCTGATGCGTCAGCGTTTGGAAATTGAATTGTAAAGGTTCCACCTGTACAAGTCTTATCACCTCCAAAATCTAATACACATACAGCTTGCTCATTATCCGGGGTAGCGTCACTATTATAAATAAGTGCTCCACGAGCGGTAATTGTTGCTGATGTCCAATTGGTATCAGCAAAATCACAGCATGCTGTGTCAGTACTTAAAGCTGGGGTAACACTTGTTAAAGCGTTTCCTGCAGTAGTGTAGTTAGTTCCAACAGAACTAACTTCTCCGCCTACAACATACACTGTTGAAGCTTTAGTTAAGGTTGCAGAATTGGTATATAATGCAAGCTTAAAAGCGTTTCCGCCAGATGAACTAAAATTGTGGATGCCTTGTAAAACTTCTGTCTTGAAGCTATTACAGACAGCCGATCCTGTAAATGCCATTTTATTATCCTCCTTGAGTTGGTAATTTTTGTGAGCCTAATCCAGGTTGTATGGATGGGCGAGGAACTCTAATGACCCCACTCATATACTGATCCCGTTTTCCACGGCCCATTTGTTGCGCAGCTACCTCTTGTAAAGCGGTCTCGTACGATTGAGTGTAAATTTGCAGCATTTCTGCTGGTCCCTTCAAGAATTTGAAGGCTTCCACAAGGCATCCATAAAGCATTAATGCTGGTGCGTTGTCTCCTAACCACGTGTTAGCGTTAGCTGATGTTAATCTATTTGGTAATTTAGATAAACTTACTTCTACATAATACGCAGCATCTGGTGTTGGTACTACATATATAGTATTATCATCCCATTGTGAATAATATTTTGGTGCTGCCTCTGTTGCTCGGTCAGGCCAATACTCATTCATATAACTTACATCTTTTCGTTCTAAATATGTTCTGTCTCCCGATCCTGCAGCGGAATAAATTACTACACTATTAATAACAGAAAATTCTGTTGGTGTAATAGAAGATCCTCCAGGAAGTGTTAAAAATCCAGAAGCTTTCGTAAAGTTAGAATATTGGTGTGAAGTAAATATTGGTATATCTAAATCACGGAGAATTCTGTTCTCTGTATGTTCTATAAAATCATTGAGTATTGTGGTTGTTAAAACATTACTATCCGTTTCCGTGTAATCTCTTATTTGTGTAACTAATTCACTGTATGTTGTCATTATGCCCTACTGTTTACTGGTCCAGCAAATGTTGGAAATCCCCCTGCCGTATCTGCAGATGTAGCTGCAGAATTTAAAACAAAGGAATAACTATTGCTAATGGTATTTCCTTGAGGATCAGTTGTATTTATTACTGTTATTATATAGGACCCAAAAACTTTTGCTCCACTGTCATGCGCAACAGCAGGACTGCCTCCCGGTGTCACTCCATAAGAAGGAGCTGAACTTCCTCGTGTTAATCCAGAAAGAGTGTCAGTTCCATTATTGCCTGTATAGTAAATTGTTTCACTTAATTTATTTCCATTTGCATCAGTTTTATCTTCGTCAAGAACAATGTATCCCGTTGAAGGAAAAGCAGATGAATCAGTTAAAAACAATTCTCCGGTCTGAGTCTTACTTAAATCTGATTTTAGGGTAGTGTCTAAATTAAAAATAGAATTAGTAACCCCACCTACGCTTCTTTGAACGTCCCGGAAACGAACATAGTCATTGGTTGATCTTTTATGCAAAGGTTCTTTAACTGTTACTGTTGTTGAAACAGTGGTTGTAAAGGCATTGTTAGGTAATAAATTAGGAACTGGGAAAGCTACTCGTGCAGGTCGTGGTCTTGATAATGCTTGTGGATCCGGAGAATGCTCATGAGGCATTAATTGAGGAGCCTTTGGTTCATACTCACTTGTATGCACCCATGCACCTGTCCATTCTTTAACCATTTCTGTATAAGGGAATTGTAATCCACTTCTATCAGAAATAGCAAGAGCAAATTTTCCACTAGCGTATGCCATTTATCCTACCATTTAGTTTTATTCGTTCCAGTCCAAGTATATTTTCCACCTTTTTTAGCAGCTCCCATTCCTTGCATGGTTCCGCTAATAGGGTTTTTGCCAGCCATTTTTAATGGTTGTCCTCCTCCGCCTTTAACAGTTCCTTTGTCACTGTTAACTCCAGCTTTGGCAGGCTTTGGCATAGAAATTTGTCCTCGTCCTTTTAACCAATCTTTACTCATTTTTCCTCCTACATTTTTACGTGTTTAGTCAAAGGTTGACCTTTTTTATTAATGGTCATGTTATCTAACTTCTCTTTGTTAGGAATATCTCCTTTGCCTTGTTTTCCGCCCATCAATCTTTTTCCGCCACCAGAGCCTTTTGCTTTTTGTTTAAAGGATCCTTTCTCGTGTTGATGTCTTAGTCCATAATCATTTCTCATGATTCCTCCTTTTGACATTGGCAATCCTTGCACTCGCATTGACCACCACAACAAGCACCACTATCGCTACAATGGCATCCATGACCACATTTTTTACATTCAGTCATAATTCCTCCTACGGTATATAGGCTTGCGCCGGTTTAACTCTAAACGAGACTCTTTCTCGGTTAGCATCAGCTGTTCGCTGAAATTCTTCATCATATACAGTTTTTAAATTAGCCGTTAATGCTGGTGCTCTTTTCATGGATATATAATACGCTAATCCTGCAACTAAACAAGGAAGAAAATAGAAAGGCACATCCGCATAATTTGAATATGCGCCTGCATCCATAATTCTATTTATATAAAAATATTTCATAATGTATGCTTTATCCGGACTTGGATAAACAAACATAGTTATATCATTTTCTGGTCTTCCATAATCACTACCAGCTGCAGTTGTAACTTGACCATTAATAACTGTAAATTGAGTAGGTCTAGCATCCCCTCCAGTAGCTTGTTCTTTCCGGGAAAGATTCATATATTCTGTTCGTGAAATTTTAGTTATTGCCACATCAGTGGTGTTAGAACTACCTTCCATATTTGAAGTAGCATTAGTTGTTGTTGTGATAACAGCATCAACTATGTCAACAACTTTTTGATCTAAGGTATAAAAATTTGTACCCGCAACCATAGTAGTTGTTCCGTAATCAATAGTCCACAAGTTAAGACCTCGATTAGCCCATTCGGAA